GCACCCTCGAACTCGACGAAGCCCCAGTCCTTCGCGTCAACCCACGACAGCGACGGGATGTGGAGCAGGTAGATCGTTCCAGCCGGGACGTAGTAGTCCTCGACCAGCGGGATACCGGCGACTTCGAGGGCGCGGTAGCCACCCTTGATCGTCGTCGAGAACTCGTTGGCCGTGAAACGACGCTGCCCAACCAGCGACTCCATGAGCTTCTTGCTGATGCCCGGAGTCGTCATGAGCAGGAACTCCTTCGGCTTCATCATGGCGTCCTTACCCGAACGGCCCTTGATGCGCTGAATGAGGTCCCAGATGTCCGACTCAGTCGGCTGATCCGCATCCGGCGTATCCGTGCCAGCGACCATGCGGGTCGAGTCCCAGATGCCATAGGTTGCGGCGTCGATGCCGTGCAACGAGCCGTACGAACCACCACGGTTGGTGACGTTGATAAGACCGTTCATGGCGTTGTTGAACGAGGTGTCGCTCGCCGTCGCCTTCACGATCTTGTCAGCCGCAGCCATGCCGCTGATAGCAGCCGACAGCGTGATGGTGGCGTTATCGCCGGAGTTGCTGATGCCGCTGATCTGAGCACGGCCCAGAACCGCGTTCGCCGACGAGCTGTCCAAGACAGCGATGTAGTCACCGACCGAGAGAAGCAGGCCACCCTGACCGGCGTTAGCAACGCCGTAGGGCGACGAGACCACGATCTCAGTCGTGCTGCTGACCGAACCAACAAGAGCGACAACACCGTCAGCCTTGTTGTGCAGGGCCTGCTGCATGAGCAGCGACGACGCGTCCTTGATCTCTTCCATCGTCTTCTTGGCGATGGTCGTGAAGGCAGCGTCCTTCGACTGCGTGCCAACGAAAGCGAGGCCGTCGATCTGGCGGGTCGTGTAAGCACGGACCACGCCGACGTTGGCCTGCACTTCCTGCGCCGTGGTGTCGGGCGGGAAGTAGCCGTTGGGCGAGAAGGTGGCACCAGCCGGACGGCCAGTCACCACATCGAAGTACACATTGTTACCACCCCAACGCATGTTGCGGGGGCCTCCAGCGCGGCCCTTTTCAAGCTGCGCCAGGAGCGGGGTTACCAGGTTCTGAACCTTCTCGCGGAACTGCGAGTAGACGTTCTTCAGAAGCCCAGTAAGCTCCGCATCGGAGATTACAGTAGGTGCGGGCATTTCTGCGATCCTTGACTATTAGATGCCAGCCAGCACGCTATCCAGCGCACTGTTCACGGCATCATCCACGTTGTTGATTGGCTGAGACTTAGTTGTCTTACCAGCCTGCGCTTTACCAACTGGGCGGGTTTTTTTGCCCACCGCTCGCTTGGCCTTCTGTGCCTGCACTCTAGCGTCTTCAAGCTGGCGTTGCGCCTCTTCGACCTCAGTCGATTTGGTGGCCCCACCAGAGCGTCGGCTGTCCTGCATTTGTGCCCAGAAAACCAAATCATCAACGATATAGTTCCGAACCGCGTCGTAACTTTCTTCAGGGATGTATTGTGCACCGTTAGGTCCCTGACGAAGGTGCGGCTGCAAGCTCATTACCATTCGTTCTGCCAATTCATCAGCCGTCACGTTAGGCAGTGCATCCGCAATAGTTTGGATGGCTGGCTCGACTTCGGACTGATAGAACTGGGTACCTCTCTGCTCAATGTATCGCACTTGCTGTTCTACTTGCAACTGCCTATACCGCTCCTCGGCACGTTGAGCGCGTGATTCCGGGGAGTTTTCCTGCTCATAACGTTCACGTACGCGGTAGAGGTAGTCATCGTCCTCTAGCAACTTTTCAATCTGGCGCTCACGTTCGCTTAACATACGAACATATTCGTCGCGCTCACGTTGCACCTGCTGTGAGAACTCAACCGCCTCTTTGGCCTGACGATCCTTGTCCTCGTTGTAAACGCCCCACTGGGCAAGCTTTACAACTTGGTCAAGTCGATCCTTACGAATCTGACCGTTGGCCTTGTACTCGATCTCAAGGTTCGGGATCTCGATCTCACCTTCTGAGTCCAACACCTTAAAGACCGTTGCAAGGTCTTGCTCCGAAAGAACGGAGACATCGACGTATCCTTCGGGGAGGTTGCTTTCAGGCTTCTCTTCTTCAGCCTCTTCAACTTCTTCAGCTTCCTCTTCCGGCTCGTCGGACTCCTCCTCGTCATCTTCTACGAGTTTCGGATACTCAACCTCTTCCTGCTCATCCGCGTCCTGCTGAACGTCTTCGACGGGCTGCTCCTCCTGCACCAACTCAGGAATGGAGAGTGCCGCCTCAACCGCCGCTTCTGCGGCCAACTCTGGGGTGTCCAATATGGCTCCTTACTGTTGCAGTGAAAGTGCGTCCAACTGCTGGGCCAACAGTTCGGCGTCCGACGGCATAGCAGGCGGTGCCTGCTGCATCATGCCGCCAAGATCAACCGGCCCTGCTGGGGCCATAGGCTGAACGGCTTCCGGACCAGCCTGCTGCATTGCGACTGGTCCCTCTGGCGCACCGGCTGCACCCTGCTGAATTGCTTCGGGTGGCACCATTGCGCCCTGCTTTTGTGCGGCTTGGTTAGCAAGAGCCACCCAACGCTCCTGTGCTGCCGCAACAACTTCAGGCGAGAGGTCATCCTGTAGAATGATCTCGCGCTCCAAGACATCCTGATGGATTGCTTCGTTATCCTGCCAGCGCATCTCCGGGGCTTCGTAGCCCATGCGGATTGCGTCGGCCACACGCTTGGCCCTGGCCTCCTGATCCTCATCAGGTGTGGCCATATCCTTGGCAATTGCAAACATCTGACGCCGACGGTACTCCTTGATGTCGATTACGCCGGTTTGCAGCCAGTTATCCAGCAGATACAGGCGGAAGGCCATCGGCATCGGCATCATCGTGGACGCCTCAACGCGAACATCGCTCTGACCGTCCAGATCACGGCTAGAAATCGCACGTGCAAGGTCGGGTCGGCCCTTGCCAACCGCACCAAGCGAGCGAGGTACGTCATATCCCCACACCATGCCGGCCAACGTCACCTTACACCAGTCAGTGTAGGCGTCAGCAAGCGCATTTACCGCCGGAGAGAAGGTTCTCTCCAACTGTTCGCGGGTTGCGATGATGGCACGGCCAGATTCGCCCGTGGTTTGCCCACGAGACACCGAGTTCCAGCCCGATGCCTCTTCAAATGCCTGCTTTTCCAGCGCAAGCGCGTCCTTAACGTCGTTGCCAACGCTAAATCCGTTGACTGGCTGGATGGATTCGTTCATTGACCCCGCACCACGCACCTCAATCATGGAAGTCACGCCGCCCATGAAGGTTTCAGTGCTGATTGCGTTGGGTCGTACCAAGAAACGACCACCTGCGTTGACCCGGATGTTTTCAATCCACTTTGAGAGCAGCGCATTGACCCGCATCTGGTGGTCGAGCCACTGCTCCATGACCGGACGGGGGTAGTACGAGGGGTCAGATGACCCGTCGCGGATGGCAACAACCGGAATTGTGCCCCACATAAGCTCGTTGGGGCCGAATACCACCTTGTTTCCGACGACAATCAGGTGCAAACCCTGCGGAAGTACGTCAGGATGGGGTGCCAGGTAGATGGTAAACCGCTCCGTGACGTCCTCATCGCGCATACGCTGGCCTTCACCGACCGTAGTCTGCGACAAAACCCACGATCCAATGCCCTCAGAGCCTGAATACGCGGGGTCGGAGCCGTATGCCATGTTGCTATCGGCGGCATCGAGGCCCGTAGCGCCGTATCGGTAGACTGCCTCAGAGGTCGGGATGACCTCGCGGATGATTACCCAGTGCGGAGCCTGTGTTGCGGTAGCGTTCGGCGACACACGCACCTGTTCCACGCGCAACGTCTGGCAACCAAGGTCGCCTACAGGCTTGCGCTCTCCGGGTTCGTCGCCCAGACGCTCGTCCCAAGGGCCACGGTCCGGGTCCCAGAACAGATGGAAGAACGACACACCGTCGGTCTGTGCCCAAAACGCAGCTTCGCGGCCAAGCCGTCGCATGTCCTGCTGGTCGAACTGGTACTCAAGGCCAAGCTGCTTCGCCTGTGCCTTGCGCTTGTCGTCAGGATCCTGCGTCTGCGGGTTCACGGAGAAGCCTGGACGCTGGTCCATGATGATCTGGAGGCGCTGGTCGAGCGCCTTGTCAATCATGTTGTAGACC